GAATTCTGGACTTAATCTTACTACCGGTTCTAACAACCTACTTTTGGGGCACGATTCAGGAAGAACAGGGTCTCCCGGCGGAAACATCAATACTGAAAATAATGAAATTGTGTTTGGCGATGCAAACATCACTGAAGCGCATATTCAAGTTTCTTTAACTGTTGCATCTGATGAACGCGATAAAACCGACTTTGTTAACTTAGATCTTGGTTTAGATTTCGTAAAAGCGTTAGAGCCTGTTACTTACTACTGGGACAAGCGTTCTAAATATGGCGATAAGTATGCCGACGATTACGATTTGAATGCACAGACGCCAGATGGTACGCACAAAGAAGATTGGATGGATATTGGCTTCAAAGCTCAATCTGTGTTGGCGCTTGAGGAAGCTGCTGGTTATAAAATTGCAGAAAAGAAAAACCTTACCGTATCGCTATCAGGTGACGGCAAACAGTACGGCCTGAAGTACGAAAAATTTGTTCCTATTCTTGTCAAAGCGATGCAAGAGCAAGATGCAATCATTCAATCACTTACTGCGCGAATTGCCGCGCTAGAATCATAAGGAGGCATATCAATGTCAGATGAAGTAAGAACCGATGCTGAAAAAGCGCAGATGTATTCAGCGATGAAGGATGGCGCAAACGTCATTACCAGTGTGCTGGATGCAGACAATGAGTTTTACAACGACATGACTAATTCAGAAAAGAAAGAAAAGGTTATGCGTTCTGCTGGATACCTAGAGTTTGGCGTTGCCCTCAAAGACTGGGGCAGTGAAGACTTTACTGACATTAACTCTGCAATAGCAGCCGCAAAAGCGTATAGCGCATAAGGACCATTATGAATATTAACCTCGAAGAAAACGAGATCAACGCAATCCTCGCAGTCCTTGGCGACTTGCCCAGCAAAAGCGGCACATGGCCTTTAATGATGAAAATCAAAGTGCAAGCCGATGCCCAGATAGCTGAGACTGAAGAAGAGGTTGTTGAGGAAAGCGAAGAAGCTAACGTCGAAGCGATTAATGGCTGAGATTCAGTTTCAGATGCACCCGCTGCCATCAGTATATCTGATGGAGTTGGACATCCCGGCTGAGTTTGTTGAAGCGTGTAACGACTACCTCGATGAGTTGGTCGCACAAAAAGATAAAGTGAGCGCAGCGCATACGCTCGTTGGGCAGATCAAGCGCGGCGAACAGCTAGTCATGGATCATGAAGATGTAAGGCTGGCACCGTTTTCAAAGTTCTTATGTGACATGGGCGTAGCATACATCAACCAGTTTATGGCGCAATCTGGTCAGGTACTAGATGGCAACCGAAATGTCGAGATGGACGAACTATGGTCAGTGCATAGCTACGAAGGCGACTACAATCCAATTCACGATCACGGAACCAAAACGGTGATGGGGATAAGCTGTACGACATGGACAAGAGTGCCGCCTCAGATATTGCAGGGTCCGCGACCGGGATCGCAAGAATACGACCTGTATGGTGCCTCTGGAGAAAGTGATGGTTGTCTTTGTTTCAATTACGGACAGAGCAGCACATGGGATCGAGAGCGGCTAAAACCGACGCAGAATGTTGTGGTGAGGCCACAGGTAGGGCGACTCTATATGTTCCCATCATGGATGCAGCACATGGTGTATCCATTCCAAGGGGATGGGGAACGCAGGACAGTTGCTGCGAATATTAATTGTTTTCCTGTAGAGGGGCAGCAAGGCAATCAAGATGAGTGATTCAGGACAAGAGGCGTTAACTGAAATTAGAGCGCATGAGCGAGAATGCGTCTTGCGTTATAGAGCTATCGAAGACAGTTTGGAACGTGGTTCTAAGCGATTCGATAAAATTGAACACATGCTATGGGGAATATACATTGCATTGTTTTTTACGGTACTAGTTCCACAGGCATTACGATTTATGGAGTGAGGTATGGCTACAATTGATCCTGTGTCTCAGCCTCCTGCTGTTGCATGGAAGCAGGTGGCGAATCAGAAGATTGAAGAGTTGGTTTCAGCATCAAGCGGCAAGCCAGTTAAGCGCGTAACCGAAGTGCAAGAATCCACGCTGTACGAGTTGCAAGGCTCTCAATTGAAAGTCAGCAACATTGGCCTTTCTCAAAGTACCCATGACATTTATGTATGACGCTTGCATTTGCATTGATGGTCATGGTCGATGGCGTGCTAATCGTCAACCGAGGCGATGAACCGCTATTTGCATCTGTAAAGATATGTAACGATTACGCTAAGGAGATAGCAGAGCCGTATAAAAATAGAAAAAGCCAAGTAAAAATAACCGCATGGTGTGAACCCCGAAAGGTTACGAGTGACACGCCGCTGATCTGGAAGTAACGATGTTTGGATTTGGTGAGTCTATTGCAGTTGTTACGGGTGTACTGACAACGCTGAAATCGTTGAATGAAACCCTTGCAACTATTAAAGAATCAGGTGCACACGCGGGTAGTTTGGCAAATCTATTGGGGCAATATGATGAAGTCCAGCAGAAGATCCAAGAGGTAGAGAAAAGTAAAGCAGGTGTTTTATCCGTAAAGGAGTCGATGCAAGTGCAAATTGCCAAGAGACAGGCAGAGACATTTCATCAACAGTTGAAAGACGCGATGCTGATGTCGGGGCAAGCGCACCAATACAACGAGATTATTAAAAGGATTGAAGATAGTAAGGTTGCTCACGAACGTGCTGTAAGGGAGTTAAAACAAGCTAAGGCCAAGCGGAAAAAACAACTAAAAGAATTTGCTACCTATACATTTATCGCCTTCGTCACCTGGTGTTTAGTGATGGCCGTAATTTACGTGTATTTGAAATTATGAACGCAAAAAAATTAGAACCAGATTCGGATTATGCCGACTACGACACCGATGGCGATGGCGTGGTATCTGATGATGAGTTAGAGACAAGCAAGGAACTCCAGAGCTTGCGCCTTCAGTTTGAGCGAGCGAATGCTCAGAAGACAATGGCGTGGTTCAGCCTCTGGGGCATGTTGTTGTACCCCAGTTTGGTCGTCTGTTCAGCGTGGATAGGACTGGAGCAAGCAGCAGGAATCCTAGGGGACATGGCCTCTGTTTACTTTGTTTCCGTGGCAGGTATTTTGGCGGCATTTTTCGGCGCACAGGCTTGGTCAAACAGGAATAGCAAATGAGTATCGTCAATGCACTGATAGGCCCGGTGTCTGGCTTGCTCGATAAATTCATCGAGGACAAAGACCAGAAAAATGCTTTGGCCCATGAAATTGCGACAATGTCAGAGCGACATGCTCACGAAGCATTGAAGGGCCAGTTGGAAATCAACAAGGTCGAGGCTGCTCACAAGAGTTTGTTCGTGGCTGGATGGCGACCGGCCATAGGTTGGGTGTGTATGCTCGGGCTGCTATACAACACGATCATTGCCAATGTCCTTTCCATCTGGATAGAGGTTCCAGAGGTGGACACAACATTACTCGTGCCAGTGATGATGGGCATGTTGGGTCTTGGAGCGATGCGCTCATACGAGAAGGTCAATCATGTGTCGAGGGAGAAATGAGTAAACTCATCGAAATGCTAAGACAGCATGAGGGCGTGCGCTACAAGGTGTACGTGTGCTCTGAAGGTTACGAGACGATTGGAGTTGGCAGGAACATCTCTGAGAGTGGTTTAGGTCTCTCCAAGGACGAAGTAGATTTCCTTCTGATAAATGATATTGAACGAGTGCAAAATGAGCTAGGCCGCAGCTTCCCTTGGTTTGCAGATCTAGATGAAGCCCGACGTGATGCGATGATTGATATTGCATTCAACCTTGGTCTGACCAGACTGCGGAGTTTTGTGAACGCTTTGGAAGCCATGGCGCACGGCCAATATGAGATAGCTGCTAACGAGTTCATGGATAGCAGATGGTCCCAGCAGGTTGGTAACCGGGCAGTCGAAGTTACAGAAATGATCCGTACAGGCGAGTATCAGTAATGCCTCTACAAAAGTTTATTTTTAACCCAGGAATCAACAAAGAAGGCACGGACTATAGTGCCGAAGGCGGTTGGTTTGATGGAAATCTAGTGCGCTTCCGCAAAGGTTTTCCAGAAAAGATAGGCGGTTGGCAAAAATACATACAATCCTCTTACGAGGGGACGGGTAGAAAGCTTCATGGGTGGGTTAACCTAGAAGGAACCAAGCTTTTAGGGTTAGGGACTAGGTTTAAGTTATATATTCAGGAAGGCACCACCTATAACGATGTAACGCCTATCAGGTCAACAACCAGTGCTGGGGATGTTACGTTTGCAGCAACTAATGGCTCTAGTACTTTAACCATTACGGACGCAAGCCATGGTGCTGCTGAAGGAGACTTTGTTACCTTTTCTGGAGCGGCATCACTTGGCGGTAATGTTATTGCCTCTGTCTTAAACCAAGAGTATCAAATTGAGTCTGTCCCAACAGTGAACACATATACTGTTGTCGCCAAAGATACATCTGGTGACACCGTCACAGCGAACAGCAGTGACAGCGGTAATGGGGGAAGCTCTGTTGTAGGCGCATATCAAATAAACTCTGGCCTAGATGTCTTTGTTGATGGTACGGGCTGGGGCACTGGCAGTTGGGGATCTGGATCATGGGGCTCAACGACCTCAATCACTGACTCTAACCAATTGCGCCTTTGGTCCATGGATAACTTTGGGGAAGATTTAATATCTAACCCCAGGGGTGGCAGCATCTATTATTGGGATAATAGTGACGGTCTCACAACGAGGGCAGTTGCGCTTACTGCTTTGTCAGGGGCAAATCTTGCGCCCACCAAGGGGCTTCAAGTCATCGTTTCTGACGTTGACAGGCACGTCTTAATTCTTGGGGCAGACCCGATTAATGCAGCAGGATCAGCTAGAACTGGTTCGATCGATCCATTGTTGATCGCCTTCTCTGACCAAGAAAATGCTGCTGAATGGGAGCCTAAGTCTACTAATACAGCAGGGTCTCTACGGTGTTCTGCAGGTTCAGAAATAATAGGCGGGCTTCGGGCAAGGCAAGAAACATTAATATGGACAGATACTGCGCTATATAGCCTTCAGTTTATTGGGCCTCCTCTTACGTTTGGACTAAACCTGATCAACGAAGGGGTTAGCTTGGTAGGTCCTAATGCTGCAATTAATACGCCTCAAGGCATATTCTGGATGTCTAAAAAAGGGTTTTACAGTTATTCAGGGGCAGTAAATTCAGTGCCCTGTAGCGTGCACTCTTACGTGTTTGATGACATCAATGAAGGACAATCATTTCAATTCTTTGCTTTTCTCAATAAGAAATTTAATGAGGTGGGTTGGTTCTATTGTTCTGAAGATTCAACTTCTATTGATAGGTTTGTCGCTTACAACTACGTGGAGCAGACATGGAACATTGGCCAACTGTCTAGAACGGCATGGTTAGATGAAGGCATTGTTGCTTTCCCTCGCGCTGCAGGAAAAGCGAGTTCTGTTCCATACCTCTATCAACATGAGACGGGCCATGATGATGATGGCTCGCCCATGGACAATGTGTTCATTGAGTCTGCTGATTTTGATATTGGAGAAGGTGAAGAGTTTCAATTTATCAAACGAATGATTCCTGATGTTAAGTTCACGGGATCAGGTGGCAGTGAACAACAGATAAATGTGGTGCTGAAGCAAAGGAACTTCCCAGGGAGCTCGTTGACCACTGATCAAACTAGCAGCTTTACAGCGACCACAACGAAAATTGATATGCGTGCTAGGGCGAGGCAAGCAGTAATAAGGTTTGAATCGGATGATGATGCGACCAATGGCGTTAGGCTCGGGGTAGGATTCAGGGTTGGCGGCACTCGCCTAGACATCAGACCTAACGGAAGACGATGACCAAGTTACTACAAGGCAGGCTTCCTTTTGCAATGAACGAGGTGGTTGATCCATCTACGTTCAATAGGACCATTCGCCTGCTAGAACTTAGTCTGGACGCATTTGATCCTGATGACACCCCGCAATTCACTTCAGAAAGAAGAGACCAACTAAAGTTCAATGCAGGCACAGTAATCTGGAATACGACAGAGGGCGTGCTTCAGGTGTATTTAGGAAGCGTATGGCAAAATATATCTGTGCCCTCGACATCTGGGGTAAGTGCTACAGGCAGCGTTGGAACAGTAAGCGTTGCTACAAATGGTTCTATCATTGTGAGTATTAGCTAATGGCAGGAATTAGAAGACGTGCTAAATCGCCTAAGCGAAAATCCTCAACAAAATTGTGTCCTAGAGGAAAGGCTGCAGCTAAGAAGAAGTTTGATGTTTACCCCTCTGCTTACGCTAATGCGTATGCAAGCCGTATATGTGCGGGGAAAATCAAAGATCCCTCTGGGGTAAAAAGAAAAGACTTTCGGGGTCCAAAGCCTAAGGGTAAGAAAAATGGCGGTTTTATAGAAGCTCGAGGTCAAAATATGCTTATGCCAGATAAGCGCAAAAGAACCAGGATATCCTGATGAGCTTGAAAGAATGGTTTGGTAAGGGCAAGAAAGGTGACTGGGTTGATATTGGCGCTCCCAAAAAGGGCGGCAAGTTTCAAAAGTGTGGTCGTAAGAAAGCCTCTGCCAGTAAGCGTGCTGCAAAATCTGGGAGGAAATACCCAAAGTGCGTGCCTCGATCTGTTGCGAAGAGAATGACTGAGGGTGAGCGTAGAAGCGCAGTTCGCAGGAAAAGGGCAAAACCACAGGGGGTTGGAGGCAAGCCCACGAATGTGAAGACGTTTGTTAAAAAAGCAAACGGTGGCTTGATGAGCAAGAATCATCGAGGGTGTGGCGCAGTGATGCCAGACAGAAGAAAAGTAACTAAGTACAGCTGATGTTTAAAAAATTTGTACAAGAGTTTAATAACGGCGGAAAGGTCAGAAGACGACCCGTTATGCCTAAAAGGAATAAGAAGAACTTTCGGCCCACAAAAGCTGGGGCTGGAATGACAAGGGCTGGAGTAAAGTCTTACCGGCGGGCTAATCCTGGGAGTAAGTTAAAAACAGCGGTAACAGGTAAAGTTAAAAAGGGAAGCAAAGACGCTAAACGGCGCAAGTCATTTTGCGCTAGATCTGCAGGGCAAATGAGGATGTATCCAAAGGCGGCAAGGAACCCTAATTCTAGGTTGAGGCAAGCTAGGAAGCGTTGGAGATGTTAGCGTATTTCAATATACTAAAGGATTGGCCTTATATGGCTAACCTAATAAAACAAACTTCTTTTTTAAGAAGACGTGAAATGTCTAGCAGGAGGACAAATTTTGTCACTTGAGGCAGCATTAGCAATAGCGAGCACAATATCAAATATCGCTGGCTCTAAAAAAAAGAATAAGGCACCTCCAAAGTCAGCTGCAGACCTAGCTCTTGACGATTATACACGATCGGTTTTACGTCAAGTTGATCGCTCTCAAGCTTTCTCTCCCGCAAAAACATTAGGTGAGATGAGTCCAGATGAGGTCCGTGGCGCACTTAGCTTTATGCCTCAAGGTAGTGGTATAGGCGGCTTCAATGTAGGCTACGGGGGAGTGGAGGGGCAGAGATATGCTAACTACCAGACCCCATCAGCCCCCGGTCAACAATTAGCAATGTTTGGAATGGCTCCGGGGCAACCACTGCCTAGCGTAGGTGGGGGCACAGGCGTAGGTGGGGCCATAAGTGGAGGTATTGGAGCATTGCAGCCGCCACCAACCTCTGAACTCAGTCCCTTTCTGCAAGAAAAAGCAGATGACATTGTTGCGATGTCAAGAGAAGACCAAGGATTGCCAGAAATAGGTTCTTATGAAGATCAAGTTCCTAAGCCAGATCCACGAGATTATGGTGCAAAATCCGTTAGCAAGAGTGGATCAATCTATTGGGGTCCTGGGCACGGGGGAGGGGCTCGTCGTAGAATGAAAGCGAAATACGCAGAAGACTTGGCTGATTGGGAAAGAGCAAAAGAACGATATGAAGCCTTGTATAACGATCCCAACGAAGTACAAACAGCAAGATACGGTGGGATTATGACTCTTGCTGGTGGCGGCTTTTCAGAGGAAGATTTCCAGAGAATGAATGGCCCTATATCTGGACCAGGCACAGAAACATCTGACGATATACCCGCTATGCTTTCTGATGGCGAGTTTGTTGTAAACGCCAAAGCTGTGCGAGGTATAGGCAAGCTCGGTGGAGCAGATCAAAGTAAAGAAGATCAGCGTAGAGAGGGGGCAAGAATGATGTATGCCATTCAACGTGCCGGTGAGCAAGCGATGAAAAGGGCTTCATCATGAGTGAAACACAAACTTATCGAACATCAGAAACCGTTCTTGCCCCAAGTTTCACTAGAACTTTTCAAGACCCCTCTGTTGAACTTAATACCAGAAGGCTGCTGGAGTCTTACTTCGGCCCTGAGGGGCTAATTAATCGGCCCATTCCTGTTCCTGAAAGAGGAATTGCTGGCCTTTCTCCACTAGAGATAGAAGCCCGCAATTTGGCAGGTGGTTTAGGTGGGTTTGGGCAACAGTTAGCAGAAGCGCAAGAAATGTACCGCGCAGCTGGTCAAGGTTTTGATCCAGCAACGGCGGGTTTATTTGCAGATCCTAGAGCTAGAGAACTGTACGAACAAAGCATGCAAGCCTACGACCCAGCCATGGGAGAAAGGTTTGTAGACCCAATGGCCACAGAAACAATGCGTGGCGCTGCAGAAGGCATAGGTGCAGCAGCAGAAGGAATTACAGGTCAAGTTGAGGGTGCTCAGACAGGTGCTGCAGAAGCAGCAGAAAGAGCGCGAAGACAGGTAGGCATGGCAGGCAGAGATTTAAGGGCTGCTGGAAGAATGGGACGTTCTGCTGCTGAACGAGGGATTGCTGGGTTAGCAGGCACAGGCGAAGCTTTTGATCCATCAGACATCAGTCGATTCCAAGATCCGTTCACTCAAGAAGTTATTGAAGCTCAACAAGCAGAGATTGCTAGGTTGGGAGAAAAACAAAAGTCAGATGCTCGGGCTCAACAAGTAAGGGCGGGCGCTTTTGGTGGGTCTCGAGGTGCAATACAAGAAGCAGAGATCGGTAGGAATGTATTGCAACAACAAGCCAAGACTGGAGCAGAACTTCGATCGCAAGGATTTCAACAGGCTGCACAACAAGCACAACAAGCTTTTGAACAAGCGCAAGCGCGAAGGCAGCAAGCAGCTCAATTGACTGGGTCATTAGGTCAAGCAGGTGCACAAACAGGGATATCTGCTGCGGGCCAAGCTGGGCAGTTGGGGCTTAGTGCAGAACAACTTGCACAAAGAGGGGCGCTTGAAGGTGGCCAACTGGGGCTAGCTGGTCAACAAGGCATAGGTTCCTTACTTGGCCAAGAAGCAGGCGTTGCAGAAAGGATGGCTCAGTTAGGCTTGTCAGGACAGCGCCTCGGAGCAGATATATTTGGCCAAGAGATGGGTAGGACAGCAGGTGCTGCAGCTGGCTTAGGTGGGTTAACGAGAGACCAAATGGGGATGGCGTTACAATCTTACGGTATGGGCACGGATGCAGCCAGCGCAGCAGCGGCTGGTATAGCAGGGCTAGGCGGACAAGGCCAAGATATGTTGGCTAGGCAAATAGGCATACTTGGTCAATTGGGTGGCGTAGGTCGAGGCATAGATCAAGCAGGATTTGATGCCAGCTACACTGCAGCAACTCAATTAGCAGATGAGCCTTACATGAGATTGCAGAGAGGCATGCAGCTTCTTGGCCAAGGGTCTCAGTTCTTGCCACAATTCGGCACTAGTGTCGGAACGCAACAAATGGGATTAGGTGCATATCAACAGCCAGGGACGATGGCCAATATTGGTAGTGCTATAACTGGCGGTCTTCAAATGTATAAAGACCTAGGCGGAACCTTTGGCCAGAATCCCGCTGCCACTCCCACTGCTACTCCCGTCAATTGAACAAGCGGCAAAAGAAGATAGACAAAGTGATGGGAGAGTTTAAGCGTGGCTCTCTCAAATCTGGTGGGTCTGGGCAGAAAGTCACAAACCCCAAGCAAGCGATAGCCATTGCGTTGTCTGAGGCGGATGCCATGAATGAAGGAGGCATGATGCAAAATCCAGTTATGCAAAGACCCATGTTCCAAACTCCCATGCAAAGAAAAGGCATGGGAATCATGGCAGGTGTGGCTCCTGTCCAAGGTTTTGCGGAAGGTGGGGATGCTAAAGATAGCGAAGCTGAGGATTCTTTGGGATCTGAATTGTTTCGAATTTTGATCGTTGATGTAGATGACCCAGTTGATGTGGCTCTTTCTTCTGCGGCAGCAGGTATGGCAGCAACAGGTATCGGTGGACCAGCTGCGTTACTGGCCAAATTAGCAGGGATTGGAAGAAAACTTTTTAAGGGTTCTGATGCAGCAGCTAAAGCTGCTTTTAAAGCCAAAGAAAAAGTTGAAAGAATGGAAGAGGCAGGTTTGTTTCGACAGGCAGCAAGCAAAACTGGCGAGAAAGCAGGATCTTTTCTAGCAGAGAAAGAGGCTCTTACATTTTTAAGAGACCCTGCTGATTATGCAAAAGGAATCGGAGAGATATTTGAAGAACAACCCATTGAGAAGAGCGGGGGAATTGGATCTCTGCCTGTAGTTAATATGGCAGGTGGGGGAATACTTAGACTTCTTGGAAATGTTTTTAAAAAAAATAAAAAGAAAGATACAAAAGAAGACACGAAGGAAGATGAAATTTCTGATGAGTTGTCGTATCCCCCAATGCAAAGAATGATGGAGGATATGAATGCCCCTAAAGTTACAGAGCAAGCTACAAAAGGATTAACAGCTAAACAAAAAGCAAGAAGGAGTGCTGCTGCTGTAACTGCCGCAACTGGTGCGGGTGCTATAGGGTACGGTTTAGTTGATGGAGAAGAGCCCCCAGAGATGGTTAGCCCTGGCGGCAATATTCTTTTAAGGCCTCAAAGCGATGCAGCTGCTGCTGATGATGAGGAAGAATTAAGCCCTCTTGGAAGATTATTAGAAGGCCTTAGCAGCGACAGGATCGCTTATCAATTTGCTAAAGCCGCGCAACCAAGTGAGGGGTTTGTTCCAAGGAATCTTGCAAGTGATCTCGTTCTTGCAGGTGAGGAATACGATAGGCTTCAAAAAGATGAAACGGCGTTAGTAAGTAACTTATCCGCCCTTCAAGAACTAATGCCAGAAGCAAATACTGAGGACTTAATAAATCTGCTGCTAGGTAAAGATCCAAAAACAGCACTCATGAAAGAAAGGTTGAGTTTGTTTGAAGCAATACTGAGTGATCCCCAAAGAAGTTATGTTGATCTAGAAGATGGAACAACGCGGCCAAAAACTCCTGCAGAAATAAATGCAGAAGTAGATGCCATGATGATGGCAGCAACTGGGGAAGCTCCAGCGGCGACGGGTGTACGTGTAATGACCCAAGAAGAAATGGACAGGTATTCTCAGGCGAATTAAAAATGATAATTCAGCTGCCTGATGGAAGAAGTATTGACGTACCTACTGACGATATTGAAGTTGCAAAACGTGTTGCAGC